TTAACAGCTGTGGAGCCGTTGTAGAGACATTTGGGTAGTAAATGATCTCGCTGCCAATCTGAATGTAGCCAGTGGCTGCCAAACCAGTCATATCTGATGGCGATAACTGAATCGTAGTGTCGGTAGCACTAATGCCAGTCGTAGAACCATTACCAATTAAGGTGTAAGCGGTAGGGTTGTTTTGCCCAGATTGACGGTTAATCCATACTTGAATAGGTCTTCCTTGAGCCAATTTATTAGGCAAAGTCGAGTAGGTGTCCTCGGAAATGCGACTAATATTAATATCTATCTGGTTTTGCAAAGTACCAGTTCGGATAACTTGGCTCAATAAGTCGATGGTATCTATTGGCAGAGGGTAGGTAATCTGTCCAGTAACCATAGGAATTTGACCTTCTTGGATAGTCCAAAGGTTAATTCCACGGTTTGCCCATTCGACTGTTAAAAGATTTAAAGACCGTCTAGCTGTCCTAAAATCATAACCAGTTCTAAGTTCGACACCGCACCTCTCAAACGCCTCTTCAATGAGGTCGTTCATGTTTAGGTCAAATACGGATGTCCCTGAAGTAGCCATTATTTATGCTTAAAGCCTTTAAGAGTTTCTGCTAAACGAGCACGTTGACCTAGCTTGCCAGGTTTTTTAGCAGCTGCAGCCAGCTTTTTCTCAGGAATAGTATGCCCTTCTTTTACTCCTAAAGCCTTACGCAATGCACCAGCTTTTTTGATAGTGTGTTGAATCCATTTTTCTGCCATGATTAACTCGCAACATTTTGTTCTGGATCAACGGGAGCAGTAACTTCAAAGGTTGCAGATGCTGGATCTTCAACATTGATAGTAATGCTGGCTGGTGTTTCTATAGGAGCAGCTTCTACAGAAGTTACTTCAGCTACAGGAGCAACTTGTACAGGTTCTGGTGCTGGAACTAAAGAAGCAGCAAAAGATGTTACCACTGGGGAATTTGAGAATCCCAAAGCTACTTTTTCACTTGCCAAATACGCAGCAAATTCGTTTAACAATTTGTGCTCTTCACCTTCAATTGCATGACCAGCACTTTTTACATAATTTACTACTTTTTCAAATAAGTTCATTTTTTCTTCCTTGCAGCTCTTAAGTTATCGACTAAATTAGGATAAGGTCTTCCAGCTGCTTTAGCCATTGCTTTTGCACTAGCTTTTTTAGCTGAAGACAATTTCTTTGGTTTCCCAAGATCTTTCGGTCTTGGTTTATCCCAAATTTGCCCACCTTTGGCATAAAACTCAACAGCATCAGGATTATCCTTTCTCTGGATAATCTTTTTGCGTGGCATCTTAGATGGGTTAACTGCTCCCATCCCTCGGCTGGCTCTCATTACTTATGAGCGTGACCGCCACCGCACATTGCTTCAACGTGCTCGTGGTGATGTTTGTGACCATGCATACCGCCATCATGCTCTTTCAAATGCTTTTCGTGAGCGTGATGTTTGTGGATATGACCGCCATGAGCATGACCACCATCATGTTCTTTCAAATGATGCTCAATATGTTCGTGATGTTTTTTGTGTCCGTGTGACATAGATTTCTCCTAATTAACAGTATTTGGTTTTTGTATGACCACGTTTAGCAATGCCATCAGCACGGCTAGATGTAGAACCACCATGAGCCATTTTCTTAATATGACCACCATGTTTTTTACCAGAAATAGAACCAGATGTGCCAATAGTGTTGTCACCATCGTTATGCATCTTTGGTTTGCGATCTTCAGTATGACCACGTTTTTGAACTTTTGATTCGCCAAAACGACCAAGTTTGTTAGAACCAGCTTCAACATCATGTTTCATGCCACGAGGACCCATAGTTTCTTTTTCTTTCATATGACCACGAGGCTCTGTGCTGGCTTCACGTTTAATAGCACCACCCATTGCATATTTCTTCATATGGGCTTTGCCACCATGACGCATACCAGCTGCTTCGTGCTCTTCTTCTTTAGCAAGTTTACGAAGTTCTTTAGCTTGATGCATTTCGTGTTCTTTTTCAGCATGAGCATGACCACCTTTAGCCATCTTTTTAGTGTGATGACCTTCATGCTCTTTCATATGGTGTTCAGCCATCGCTAAATGGTGATGAGCTAAATGTTTGTGATGCTCTTTAGACAAACCACCATGTTTCATGCCACCAGCCATAGGACCTGCTGGAGGTGCCATAGGACCTGCTGGAGGTGCCATTGGAGCAGCAGCTGGAGTTGGCATGGCACGAGCTGCCATCATAGCCATCGCTGGGTTTACACTACGTTTTTTTGTTGCCATGTTGATTCCACCTTTTTTAAAATGTTTGCCTTTATCGGCTTTTGCAAAATCCTCACCTACCGATTGAGGAACTCCTACTTTTTTGGCAAAAGCCTTGTTGTGGGCTACTGCCTCCATAAAATCATGCTGTCGTTTGGACTTACTTGGCATTATTTATGTCCTTCAATAAACCTGTCAAGCTTTGCTTCAATGCGGTCAAAGCGGTTGATAATCTGGTCCATATCACTGCGAACTTCAATTTTAGTAATGTAATCACGAGCTATCTCCTCACGAGTCTTATTCAAAAGGATGCCTTGACGTGCAAGCTCATCAGCTTTCTCTTTAAGCATAAAGCTCACGATAGCACCTAAAACATATGCTAATACAGTTAATATCTCGAATATGGACATTTAACATTTCCATTTTCTCAAAGATTTATTAATCCGACTATTTGGATCATGGGCTGTTTCCGAACTGGTTAATCGTTTTTTCATGCCTTCCATGCGAGCACAGAAAGACTTTTTACGGCTACCACCTTCTGGCTGTGGTGCTTTTAAATGAGCACCATGCTCTTTGTTATAAGAAGCTCTGCCCTTGGCATTTAAACCACCACTAGGGTTTTTACCCTCTGATCGTTGCCAAGCTGGTGTCTTTGCCATAATTAGCTACCACTATCAATCAAAACACCACCAATGTTAATACCTACAGTACAAGCAACAGTACCACTAGGGGCAATTTGCCATTGAACATCCGTGCCAGCTGGATAAGCAAATGGGAAAGTGCGTTGAATATTGAACTGTTGTACAAATGGCGTATTTAAAATTACTCTACGAACTAATGTGGCAGAAGAATTTAAAACAGATGGGTACTGTGCTACAACCCTGTATGTGCCGTAGTTTGCAGTATTACCAGTAAATGAGCTATTTGCAGTAAATCTTGTCAATTGCAAAGTAGTATTTGCTGGAACTGTGTAAACAGACATTTGGGATGTACCAAGACTAATAGTGCTACCGTTATAAGTAGTTGTATTGATCTGTGCATACTCAACAGCACCAGACGTTGCAGCTTGGTTTTGAATAGTAATTACGCCAGTTGGGTTTACAGTACTAGCAAAAGCTACGGCAATGTTGTTAATACGGTAATACGATTTAACAGTTGCTACGCCTGTACCAGAAGTTCCACCTAAAGCAACAATCTCAGATATTGGGTTGTAGTTTGCATCCAATCCAGTAACTTGAATTAAAGCACCAGAGTCACCGTTTACTGTACTTGCAACATACATTACTTGTGCTGCTACTGGAAATATATAATTGGTGGTGGGCGAGTTTTCCCACATGGTTACAAATAAACCAGCAGTTGTGCCAGTTGTTCCATAACCAAAAATACTTATAGGTGTATGACCAGTAATTTGATTGCGTGATACTTGCAAATCAAATGGCTCATACTTAGCCTGACGGCTAATCGACTGCACCGAGTTATTGGTGCTTGGTATTCCACTTGGACTTTGTGCCATATTAATCTCCTAAGTTTTAAAAAAGGGGGGTGTTTAGCCCCCCAAGAGGATTAATTAGTCAAAGTTACCGTATGGGTAAGTTGTACTTGTACCAATGTTCATATCATTCTGGTTGTAACGAATTGTTACTTCAACTTGACCAGAAGATAAACCAGCAGCTGATGTAGTCATACCCAAAGTTACAACTACTTGGCTAAACCATGAAGGCTGTTGACCAGGTTGTAAGTTTTGGAAATCTTGCAAAGTAGCGTTGCTATTGGTTAACTGTGAGCCAACATAAGTTGCTGTATAACGCTGTGCAGCTGGGCTAGAGATGTTCGCAAATGTTGCATAAACACCAGTAGAAGTTGCAAAGTTGTTAGAAACATATGGTTGGATCGCAGTTACTGCCAAAGGTGTACCAGCGCTATCTTTAGGAACTGTACCAATATCAAGGATAATGTCGGTGATATTGCAGCTATATGGCAGATAGAACACTGCGCCACGATAAACAAGAGTTGTTGCATCAGCTGTTGGAGCTGTAGCTACAGTAGGTCCGTTAGTGCTATAAGCACCAGCTTGTGGCTTATAAATAACACCAGCAGAGTTAGGAATATTGTTAGAGGCAACAAAAACACCAGAACCACCACCATAGTTAGAACCAGTTGCAGTTACTGAAAAATCTAAAAGAGCTGTTTGAACGAGGTCTGTATAACCAACGTCACGAACTGGACCAAAACGATTATCACCAGATAAAATTGGTCCTTCAAATGTACTACGTCCCATAATGGACTCCTTATGCAAAAGTACTTATGCCGATCTTTGCATCGTCTGCTGGGGCAGTGGTGGCATAAGTGAATCACCCAGATATATTAAGTTTACTACTTTATACGCTTTGTGCAATCTTTTTTCAAAAAAAATCCCCAGTTTTTTAGGCTGGGGATCAAACTCCTCACGAGA